GATCAGCGCAGACCTCGCAGAACCGAACCGACGCCGCGACGCCATACAAAGCCGCGACAGCAGCCTCGCCCTTATCACGCCCAGCCGCATCGTTGTCGGGGACGACAAAAACATGCTTGCCCGCAAAAAACTGCTCAAAGCCGTCCGGCCATTTGCCCGCATATCCCGGTCGCGTCGTGGCGCACACGCCGAGCGCAGCCAGCGCATTAACATCCTTTTCGCCCTCACAAAGCACCACCGAGTCAGACGCCATCAACTCCGGCAGTCGATACGGCACCACCCGCGCACCTTTGGCACCCATGCGGAACCCGCCGTCTGGCAACGGAACACGCGGGCGAAAGTCCTTGGGGATATAGCGGCACACTTGCGCAACTAGATCGCCGCCCTCATCCCGATAGTCATATGTATGTGTAATCAACGAATAGCCCTCGACCCGCAGCGGGCGGACTTCGCGGGCAGCCTCGCCCCATAGACCTCGATCCCGCAGCGCCGATACAACGTCGCGTTGGTCGCAACCCGCAAAGCATTTGAGCAACAGCTTGCCGTCCTTCTCATCTACCGACAGAGATGGATTGCGATCATCATGCGCAGGGCATTGCACCATGTAGCCGCTGCCTTTTTTGGTGCCGCCAAGCGCGCGAAATATGTCTGCTGCGCTGGTCATATTTGCTTGCAATTCACTCAGCCGACAAATTCGTGGCTGTAAGCCACCCTGTAAATGTGCGCATCTTTATAAGCACGCTCCTTTGTGTTGCGGTCCGGTATGTAATCAAGTCGCGCTTTTTTGTTTTTCGACGTTGCCTTCCATAATTCTGATCGTTCTCGGTATTCGCCCATGCGCGGGTGTGCGGTTTTGCTAAAATAACGGTGTCCTTGTTTGCAAAAATGCTGCGCGATTGCGTCAGAAAACCTAACGCCAATCCCCAGACCTTGATAGTCTGGCAAAACTACGGTTCGGTGTTCGCGCCACGCGCTTTCGAAGTGCTGGTTGGGGAATGCAATAGCTGAACCAAAAGCGACCGGGTTGCCATCTAAATAACCTAAAAAACACCGCGCCGATTTGTTCAGCGCGTCGTTCAAATAATGATGCTGCCTAAATAATCCCCACCAGTTGTTCGTTGTTTTGTGAATTTCAAGGTTAATTGATGGTCGTCGAAGGCACCCCCTTGACGCATCAAGCTGCGCCTTTGCCGTGTCAAAAACCCAATCGGGTTGCAGCCATTCAACAACGTCGTAGTGACAAGTAGAAAAAACAACGCCGGTCATCTCTTGCGACCGAATGTACCGTTGCACTGCGTGAGCGGAAGATTTTGCAACGGTACGGTCAATCACGCTCGTGAACTCATCGACACCGACATTTGTTTTAATCATTGCAGCCAAATCCGCACGCCACGCCTCGCCGTTGCTCAAAACATGATAAGGGCGGCACCATGTCGGGACAGAATTTAAGCCAACCGCGCTAAGTTTTGCGCTATCTACTTGCGAGGCAATAGCTTTGTTGGGATTCCATTTTTTTCGTTTCGCGACACCGTAATCCCTCTTCAAGATTTGCGTTTTGCCGCTTCCAGACGGCCCGACAATCAAACCAATTTGCCAACTTTTATCGCGGGGCGGTGCCTTGAACGCTGGCAAAACAAAGCGGCTTGTCCCATCAAATTGATAATCGAACGGGCGGATCGCATCTGCGAGTAAGTCGTCATAGTCAACTTTGATTTCTATTTGATCCATTTTGCGTAACCCAAAATCAGTGTGAGCTTGATGATGTGAACTATACATCAGAACGGCAGCGCCAAATCATCGGGATCGCTGTCCATCTCAGCTTCCCATTTCTTGTGCCAGTCAGGCCGCACCTCTGCCAACCGCCCAACTAAACAACGCAGGAACATCGTCCACTGCACCTTATTCAACCGCCCCAAATCTGTGACGCCAATGCTGTCGAGATATTCGCCGCCCGCCTGACCAGCTTGCAGCAGCATCTCGTCTTCCTCTTTCGTCCAATCAACCATTAGAAACTCCTTCACAAACCGAACTTGATGCTCCCGTGAGCAAAACCAAACGCCCCGTCGCGCACCCTTGCGGTATCCAAACCCGCGTTCATATTTCCAGCACGCCACGCAAAGACCGCGCGGCGTCACCGCACCAACCGATTGAAAACACGCCGCAGCACATACGAGCGCGCAAGCGACAGAATGAAATAGCTAGCCGTGATGCCGGTGGCGTCGAGCGGCGACGGCTCCAGCCCAAACCACGGCAGACAAAAGTAAGTAAACAGCCAAGACACCAGCAGGCCGACAACCGCGTTAGACTTCGCCTCTACTAACGACATGAGGCGCGATTGCCGCGCACGAATGGAAGGCAGCCCGCTCATAACAGCGGCTCCTGCACCGCGAACGTGGGCTGCGGCACAAACATATCGGGCTGCGCGTACGCGTCCTCAATACGCTTGCAGGCGATGTCAAAATACTTTGGCTCCAACTCGATTCCGATGAACTTTCGGCCCATCTTGGCGCAGGCTACGCCGGTTGTGCCGCTGCCCATAAAGGGGTCGAGGATGGTTTGGGCATCGGCTGGCAGGTGTCCAATGCACCACTCTATAACGCCGACCGGCTTCTGCGTGGGGTGGTGGCGTTCCTCGTGGCCCTTGCGGATCATGCCGTTCCAGCGCCATTGAATTAGTCGGACGGCCTTGGGCAAGTTTGTCCACGCCATTTCGGCATCAGCAAAGTCACCGCTATTTTGCTTGTCCCAAATCAGCCAACACGAAGTCGGTGGCAGGTTGTAATAGTTGCCACCAAAAATTATCCCGTACTGTGATGTTTTTAGGGCTAATTCAACAGCCTCATCTGCCGTTGCGTTGTCCCAATGTTGTTTTTCATAATGGACAACCCGCGTCTTTGTCCCTAGGCGACTTTTTCCGGGCATCTGTCGCCCGTTGTTTCCCGTTTCACCAATCCCATAAGGCGGATCAGTCACGACCGCATCGACCTCACCAAGCGTCGGCAGTATTTCAAGGCAGTCGCCCTGATGCAGCGTGCAGTCGCCTATGATGACAGGCTCAACCATCGGCACCCTCGTCCGACCACAACTCGCCATTGGTCATGCGGTAGTCGATGCGGTCGTCATGCACCTCGACCACTTCGCCAGGCACAAGCACAGGGCGGAAACGCTGATCGCTACAGCCCTCGATTTGCTCACTAGCCGTCAGCGATTTGTCATGGCGATTGCAAAGCCAGCCGCCGTTCTCGACCGGCGCAGACCAAACGCATGTGCGGCAGTTGCGATTGGCGGCAGTCTCGCCGTAACAAATCTGCGAGAACTGACACCAGCGGCACTTATAAAAGTCAGGAGAGTCCGCAATGCGTGGCGGCAATGCGTCAGGCGTGAAAATGATGTCGGCGGCGCGGGCTGAATAAAACTCTGCCGCCTTGCGATCAAAGTCAGTGCGACACGAATCCCAATCGCGTCCGCCAGCCGTGGCGACAACCATCCACCCGCGCGTTCTGCCGCGATAGAGCATGTAGACTTGGTGCTGCGCGTAATACGTCTCATTCCATTCGCGCAGTGCAGCCTTCTCGCCGTGCTTTTCCTTGCACTTTTGAAAACGCGCAAACACCTTTTCTGAAGTGCATTTGACCTCGAAAACGTGCGGAGTTTTTGGCGCTTGCAGCAGCCCAAACGCCTCACCGTCGAGGTGCCCGAGAAAATGGCCCTCGTGGTCCGAGACTTCTAACTGCCTGCCCGTGTCAGGATCGCGGTCAATGATCGTCAGACCATCAACGGCCCGCAGTCGCACGATCACCAAGTCCTCAGTGCGATGTCCGTCTGCGAAGTTCTTCAGCGTCTTGGCGGCGAAAGGCTGCTGCCCCGCCGCATAGAATTGATAATAAGATTTGCGCGGGCAGTCGCCAATGCCGCTCATGCCGAGATAGCCGCGCTGCGGCTTGGACAACTCGGCGGCTTCGAGCGCAGCGTCAGCGGCAGCGAGCGTCGGATCAGTAAACGATAGGTTCATAAGAAAGCGCGGGGGCGGGTTGGAGGAACAACGCCCGCCCCCTCTCCTTGCTAGCTCCAGGGAGTCGAAGAAGCTGGCGAAGACACCGGCTGTGGGGCCGGTGGCGCGGATGCAGCGGCGGCGGGCTGCCCCTGGCTAGGCATTGATGCCGCTGCATATCCTTTGATTTCATTTGAAGCGTCGTAGCCGTTAGCTGGCGGCCTTACGCCAACATTGACCGACAACGGTTTGGCGATCAGGTCATCGGCTTGTGCAATGACTTGCAGCCCTAGCGCCGAACCGATGCTATCCAACCGCTGCTTTGCGATCTCAATCGCCGTCGCGCTTTTGGGGTTGCTGGCGTCGGCCGCCTGCATCACTAGGTAGTCCCAGAGGACGCGCCCGTTTTCCAACCGAACCTGTAACTTAAGGCACTGGTTGCCCGACTTTGAGGTGTGTTCTGCCCACTCCACAATCTGACCGGGATAGGTGCCAGCAGCCAACGGCTGAAAATCATTCTGCGGTGCGGGCGAACTGCCCACCTGATAGTTAAGCTGCATTTTTTTCTCCTTTTCCAACAATCGCGTCCACAAGCGCCGACCATTCCAGCGGCAACTCATGCGGTATGGGGTAGCGGGATTTGGCGATGAACGCGGGGCGTTCAGAGGTAAACAGCACGCGCTCGCCAGTGCCGACTGCGCGTGTGATCTTGCGACCAAAGCCGCCATCAATCTGCTTGGTCGCCGTGCGATAGTTGGCGAAGCCGATCAGGTCAGACGCCTCCATGCACAGGTCGCCCGCCTTGCGGTGCAGCTTGATCTCATAGCGGTCGTAGGGTTCGCCTGACGGGTCATCGAACTTGCGAATGTGCGAGTGCGCAATCATGACGACCGCCATACCGCGCTGCTTACGCAGTGCCGCGACGCCGTTTAAGAACCGCCGCCAGAAGTCGAGCGCGAACACATAGCCCTTGCCGTAGCCAGCGTCCTCAATGCTTTTGAGACCCTGAACTTCGCAGACCTTTGCCCAAACCAGGCTTTCCAACCAATCAAGGCTGTCGATCACCAGCGTCTTAAAGTCGTGATCCTCTTTGACCAGCGTGCCTAGCTGCTGCTCGACTGCATCGTAACTTTCGGCCAGCGGAAAGCGGTCAGCGCCAACAACGTTGGCACCATCCTCTGTCTGGATAAAAATCGGCGCGGGTGCATTGCCGGCAAAGGTTGTTTTGCCCACGCCAGGTGGGCCATAGAGCAAAACAACCGGCGGACTGAAACTCTGCCCGCTTATGATGTCCTTCAGACTACTCATCTGCTTCTCCTTTTCATTCTTTCCACGTCAACCAATCTTCATTCGGATGCGTCAGCAGCCGCCGATAGTCCTTCCCGCTGTGCGTGCGGCGCGCCGGAGCGATTGGCTGCTTGCGAGGCGGCAGTGCAAGGCGGTGCGCTTTGCCAAGCACGGCGTCGCGCGACCGGCGAGTGCCGGTGGTGTTTTTCATTTCGGCAGCGATCTGCGACGCGCTTTTGCCGTCCGCCCACAACTTCGTAAGCAGCAGCACCTCGGGCGCAGACCAAGGCTCGTCAAACCTCTGCATCAGCCACCTCGCCCCACCCGCCGCAGCGTTCGCACTCCGTCCAGCGGGTGCGGTAGCTCTGCCACGGGCCGTTATGGTCAACTCCACCGTGTGTGATTTCTTCCTCAACGCGGCCATGCCCCGCGCAATCCGGGCATTCAATAAATTTGCAATCCCTTTGCGGATGGCGCAGCAGACCGCAATCAGGGCACATCATTGCTTCGCCTCACGCATGAGAGTCAGCAACGTTTCTTCACGCAGCACATACAAACGCGGCGCACGATCCTGGCGGACAACAAGAAGGTCGGCGTCGTCCTGCGCCAGCGCATCCATCAGCAACTTGAAGCCGCTTTTGCGGCGCTTGGCCTCGACCGACATGCCTTCGAGGCGAAGGTCGCCAGCGTAGTCATCGCCAAGCTGGCCCTTGTAAGCGCCGGAGCCAAACACGCGGGCGCAGTCAAAGCCGTGGGACTGCCAGAAATCGACAGTCTCTTTTTCAAGCTCATAGCCGCGTTGCTTGTTGCGGGCGCTCAACGTGCGAAATCAGCGACCGTCACTGCTCCACCCGTGGCGCGTTCGATCTTAGCTAATGTGTCAATTCCCGGTCGCTTCACCCCTGCGCACATCATGCTGATGAACGCCGGAGTAACACCGACCATGGATGCGAATTCTGTCTGCGTGTAATTGTGGTCACGCAACCATTGGTTAAGTTTCATAATTTGCGATTACGCAATCAAAAAATGAATGGCAAGCATGTTGTTGACTGGCGGTTACGTCAGGTGGCAGTGTGTCACTACAGGTCGGGAATAGTTTTTTTAGCGGGGAACCACACATGACCATCGGCAATGCAATGCGGGCAGCGCGTAAGGCGTCCGACATGACGGCGGCCCAGGTAGCCGACAAAATTGGTCTGAAAGAGGCGACTTATCTGCGTTATGAGCGCGATGAGGTGTCGCCGCAAGCGCACGTTTGCGTCGCTTTAGCTGAAGCGTATGGCATCAGCCTCGACCAGCTTTTGCGCGGAATCGACACTGCCACAGACATGCCGCGACAGGTCATCAACTTTGATGTCACCGAAGGGCAGACTTTATCAGTTGAGATAAACGCTACCGTCAAGCACGGAAAAGCGTCTTAATCCACAGGTAACTTTTTTGCTTGCACACAACTGACAGTTAACTATTATGTGTCGCCCGAAGAAGGGAGACACAGATGGTAACTCATTCATCAATCGAAAATTTGCGCGTCGTCGAGCAATGGCTTGCCGACCGTATTACATTTTTGAAAACAGACAACACAATTACCGCCGACTGTATCGAGGTTGCGGCGCTTAACCACTCCCTCGCAACTGTGCGCGATGAGATCGAGGGGGTGCGCAATGATCAATAGCTGGATCACCGGACTGCTACTTGCTGCGTTTCTGCTGCTGTTGCTGCACGCCGCATGCTTTGTCGGCGGCTTTTGCGCTGGCGGTGCACTATGAGCGTATATGCCAATCTTACGGAAGCTGCACAATATCTGTTCGGCGAACCCACTGATGCCAACATGCGGACGATCAGAAAAATGATCCGCACTGGACATTTGCGTGCGCTTGATAATGGCGTACGCCGAACATGGGTGCGATGGGACGATCTTAGAAAGTTTGGTGACGATGATGACTGACCAAATGGAACGCGAGGAAGTTCTGGCAGAGGCCGCGCAGCTTATCAGCAAAGACCGGAACGAAAGCTATGGCGGCAAGGAAAACTTGCGACGCACTGCTGCCGGTTGGTCAACGATTGCGGGCGTAGACATTACGCCAGAGCAAGTCTGCCTGATGATGGCTTGGTTGAAGATCGCCCGCCTGTGCCACGCTTCACACAGGGACAGTTTTGTTGATGCGCTCGGATACCTGGCGCTTGCTTACGAGTGCTCTAGCGATGTTTCGTAGTTTTTTAAGCCGATGGGTTGTGGCGAAACCTGAAAAATATCCGCCGATGCGCAACGCTCATTATCTGGGGCTGCACATCGCAGAGGCAACTCGCAAGGCGGGTTATGGCCGGTGGCGCTAACGCCAGCGCAGACCGCACTGTGCGAGACGGCGTGCAGATTGTATTACGCTGAACGGAAAAGCACCGCTGAAGTTGCGCGTTTGCTGCGCGAGCCAGAACATGTCGTTTGGAATTTGCTTGCGCATTGCTCCAAACGCCATCGCTCAATCAGTCAAAAAATTACTGCGCTGTTTCTGCGAAAGTCTGATCTCTAATTGTTCGCGCACCGTCTGAGCGGTACCCTGGAACGCAGTGTCCGAAAACATACTCTAACTCATCTGCCGCCACCAAAGCGCGGTCTCTATCCGGGCAGTTAAAAGCTAAAGTGCCGTCAATTACGGCGCTGTCGGTGGCGTGGAAGATCACGTCGCACGAACCGTCCTCTCGGTTTATTAGTCTGAATGCCATAACTGTGTCCTTGTTGTTGACCAGTAGCATGGCAAATCTAAAAAACAAAAAAAAGCCAAACGCATTTGGGGTGTGACCCAAACGCATTTGGCTGTTTTTGTAATTTTATTACAATCTAGTCGAGGCGCTCCGGTTTGCCTTCCGCTGTGTTCAAGATGTGAATCACGTCAGCCAGGTCGCGCAGTTCTTGCATGTCAAGAATTGCGTCGATTCGATCAAAGTAAAGCCCTAGGCTCTGCTCGGTCAGCAGCAAGTCCTCATCTAAGAAGTCACCCGCCAAACCAGTTTTGACCAGCTTTGCCACGAACGGTTGAGAAACGGCAAGATCGTCTTGTAGCTCACTTTTGGTAAGGCTTTCTTGAGCAAATGTCTTCCACGCTAGATGCAGAAAAACGGTAATCATCGTATCGTTTGCGTACCAAAACTGATGAGCAGCGCTTGGCGCTTGGCCGTCGCGCACCAAACGCTCGGCCTCGCGTCGATGCAGTTGCACATTGCTGATAAATTTCGCCCAACGCACTTGCGCTGTTCGACGCATCGTTTGTCGCGCTCTGCGGCGGTCTATCGCCAGTTCGTCAAGATCAACATTACCCAAACGCGTTTTCTTTTTCTTGCCAACGTGTTTTGCGCTCTGTGGATTAGTTTTTTTCTTTCTCGCCATTTTTTCGTCCTCCGTCATAACTGCAACCCACCCGATGCAATCTGCTGCATAACCGGCGGCTGTTGCAATTCGCCCGACGCCTGTAGTTCCTCATAGGTGCGCGCATATTGCTTTCTTGTGAAGTCCGTCGATTCGTGGCCCATTAAGTCTGCCAGCGTGTGCCACTCGTCGCCGAACTGTATAAGCAGCAGTGTTGCATAGTAGTGGCGAAAATCATCAAGGCAGATTGCATTGAATGTTCTGTTCGCAGGATCGACGCCTTCGTTGTATTCGGCGCGGAAATTTTCTTCAAAGTCCTTCCAATACTCACCGCGCACATGATCGGTGCCGTTTTGGGGTTCTCCGTCTTTCAACGGAAACACATAATCATCACCTTGTGAGTAGGGAGACGCTAGCTTCCACGACAACAACAGGTCATGTAACTCGGGAACAATCGGAATTTTGCGAACGCGCTTCGGCAACGTGCCATCAGACTTGACGTTTTTGACCTCTTGGGTGTCCCAATATATGTCGTCGTTGTCATCGAGGCATGGTCTGCGTGTGAAAATGATATGAACATATTTCTGGTCTAATTTGCAGTTACGCCACGACAGACCGAGTGCTTCTGCTGGCTGAACACCAGTATATGCATAGAACGCAATCAGGATGCCGTAACACCAATCAAATCTCTCGACTGCTGCATCCACAAGCGCACGGACATAGCTGCGGTCGTAGATGTATTTTTTTACCTCGGCCTCGACCTCTGCTTGAGTGCGTTTGTGCTTCCGCGCTTTGATCGTGATCGCCGCAGCGGGGTTTGCGACAAAGGCACCTTCGGCAACGGCCTTTCTGCAAATTCGGTTGAACGTGCCTTTTGCAGCGCGGCGCACGCTTATGCCGTACGCTCCCCATTTGCTGTCGAATCTTTCTGCGACAAGCGTTTGCGAACCTTCTGCAAAAAAATGCTCCGCCGTCCAATCGCCATAAATTTCGGTGAGCCAATCGCAAAAGCGCATTTCGCGCTTATAATAACGGGCGCTCACCGCACCACGTTGCAGGTCGCGTTTATAATCTGTTCGATAC